CGTCGTGTCAATGGTCAAAAGGCGCGTGCCATACATCGGCGCCTCCAGACCGTGCTTCTCGAGTTCATTCAGATAAATCTGCAGAGGGTTGTAATACGCACCGCCCTCCTGCTTGACCGACGTGATAAAGACCATGTAGAGCGGAACAGTAGGGTTCTTCTTGAGGAGGCGCACGAACGCCATGATCGAAAGGTCGAGGCGTTTCCGCTGACTGTTGCGGTTAATGTTCAGAATGACCTTGGCATCCATCCCGAGATTCAACTGCTTGCGGATCGCCATGCGCTCGCCGTCCGACCCGGGTTTAAATACCATCGTATCGACACCGTGCTCCAGAACATCGATCGGCAGCGTCGCGGTCGTCAAGCGCGTCTTGAGGTGCGCCTTCCACGACTCGGTAAAGCACAGAATGCGGTCGGCAGTGTTTTCAATGTTGCGCAGCAGACCCATGTCGGCACCCTCATATACCTGGTCAAGATAGACCCAGATCTTGTACGTCTTTGGAACATCCTTGATTGCGTTCAAAAACTGATTGACGACGATGGGATCGTTGTAGATCATAATCACGTTGGGTGAGACCGTATCCACATACTCCTTGAATTTATTAAACCCAAACCCCTGTTCGCGCGGATCCTCGTTGGCAGCAGCGTCGTACTGAATGACGTTCTGAAGCGCGCGCATCGGTGTCGGTGTGCGCGCGGGCGAGCGCTGAAACCCGAAATGAAAGACCTTGACGATCGGGTGAAGCGTCGCGAGTTGCTTCAGTAGGTTGTGCGATACCTTCGAATACCCCGTCACCTGCTCGGTATGCGTGCTCACCAGTAGGAAACGAAGAGGTGCCATGCTTACCTTAGTATTTTTCGAATGTCTAAATATAATGAGTGCCACGTTCAAGAGCGCGTCTGAAGTCACGGAATACCTGAAACGCAGGGCGAACGCAGCATATTACACGAGCAACGTTGCAGACCAGAAGCGGGCGTATTCATCGACATACACGACCTTTTTGGGGGCGAACGTGTCCGCACAGGGCACTCGCAAGATAGTTGGGTGCAACCCCGGCAGCACCGTCGACAACAAGACGTGCTGCCCGAACACCCGGGGGTTCGTGCAGCGCCCTGAAAAGTTCGCGCCTGGACGCAATGTTTGGAATCCTACGTAATAGTAAGAATAAGAAGAATGAGCGAGGACAAACCCAAAGCAGACCGCCTTCGTGAGTGTATTGCAGTCTTGCAAAAACTCACGAAAGAATTTGGTATTCCGTACGAATCCCCCGAGATTCAAGAACTCAAGTCACGGTTCGACCCTTACATTGCCGACGGAACGCCCTGGAACGGCACGGTGTCGTTCAAAGTTTACGGGCGGATCGCACACGTGAATTTGCCGAAGCGCGCGCGGTCCCAGGTGGAGGTTGTGCTGAAGGCAATTCGACGTTAGAAAGCGTTCTCCTTCATTTTCGGGATTTTCGTGAACGCTTCGAAGCGGTCCATGTACGGGACGCTCGGAATGTTGTAGAGTTCTGTCACCGACGACGACCGCGTCAGTCCGCTGCGGACCATCATTTTGCGCGTAGTAGTCCCGATCCAGTCGTACCCGTATCGCATGCTCATGTATGCGTGTATGACCACGAACGCAATGAGCGTGAAAATTATGATATACGGCAACGGACTATACATTATTCATAGCGTATACATAATATGCCTGGGGGACTCATGCAATTGACCGCCTTTGGGGCGCAAAACGTTCTTATCAACGGCAATCCGTCCATGTCCTACTTTACGAAACTCTACAAGCGCACCACGAACTTTGCAATGGAGCATTTCCGCCTGGAACCGCGCAACATGACCGACACCGGACTGTCGCAGGCGGGGACGCGCACGTTTCGCTTCAAGGTGCCCAACTATGCTGATTTGCTGCACGACTGCTACCTTTGCGTGAACCTTCCCGACATATGGTCGCCGCTGACGCAACCCGCCGCAGCAAGTCAAAACGCGACCGTGCCTTTCGGAGTACCCTACGAATTCGCATGGAACAAGAATCTCGGATTCAACATGATTCAGGAACTTGCGATCAACTTTAACGGAACCACCATGGTGACCATGACCGGCGAATGGGTGAAGCTTCTGAGTTATTTGCAGGATGATGTATCCAAGCGCGCCGTGATTGACCAGATGGTGGGCAATACGACCGACATGTACGACCCTGCAAACTGCCCGGGTCGATCGAACCAGTACCCCCATGCCATCGCCAGCCCTGCAAATCAGATACCCGCTCCCTCCATCCGCGGTCGTCAACTCCAGATTCCCCTGCCGTTCTGGTTCTGCCAGGAGATTGGTCAGTCGCTGCCCCTCATCAGCATGCGCCTCACCGAAATCGAATTTGTCATAACTCTAACCAACATGTACAACCTGTTCACAATCAATGACGTTACAACTGCTCCGTACAAGAACCGCATTCTCGGAATACCCGGAGACACAAACAAGGGAATCCAAAACTTTCTGTCCTACCCCGACAAATCCGGAACCCCCATAAACAGTGCACTGACCAACTGGAACATGGATCCCTACATTGAAGCAAACTATATCTTTTTGACCGACACCGAGCGGGCGTACGTTGCTGCCAACGAGCGCACCTTCCTCATCAACCAAGTGCGATACGTCCGCAGCGAGAAGCAGTATGGTCTGAACAACGTCCTGATCCCAATGTACAACCTGTGCACGCGGGTCGTTGCAGTCTTTCAGAGGGTGGACCGCGCTCTCATCAATGACTGGGACAATTATACAAACTGGACAGACACGCGTTATGCTCCAGTTATTTCGGGACGGAAGACCGAGTTCAATCTGAAAACCGGGACTACAAACGCACTCGGTGCAAACAGAATATTTTCGCCTACACAGTTCTTAACCTCTGGATACGGGTTCTCCAACGCCATGAATGAACAGGACATCATGATTGAGGGCAATCTTGTGTTTGACGGCAAGGATAGGTTCCCCGTCAAGAACGTAAACTTTTTCCGAGAGATTCAGAACTACAAGTTTTCCAAGGGCGACAGCGAACAGATGCCTGGGATTTATCTCTATTCGTTTGCACTCGACCCTAACAGCATAACACAACCCTCGGGGAGTGTGAATGCGTCCATGTTTAACAAGACATACTTTAACTATACTTTGCTGGTTCCGCCCGTTCAGGCGACCAGTTTGACGACGCAGGCGTCCCTCTGCGTTCTCAAAGAATCCTCCTTCAATTCAAATCCAGGACCCGGTGTGCCTATCGGATCCACAGTATCCCCCGCGCCCGGCGTCGCCGCGCTTGTGAATCCCGCAAGTGTAGTTACATTGTATTCGAGTCCTACAAACCTCGATATCCAGTATCAAGGGTACAACTCGACGGTCTACATTGAATCCTACAACTTTCTGAAGGTTACCAACGGTCAAGCAAATGTCGTGTTTACAACATAATGAGTCTGTTCACGGGACCCCCCGATAATCCAGTCGTCAGCGACGAATCTCCCGACGAAAATGCACTGCCTACGCAGATGGATGAACCTCCGAAACCCTTTGTCAAGAACTTTGGAGGATTCATGTACTACTTTGTCCACTTTGGGTTCATCATTCTCTTGTGGTCGCTCGTATGGGTTGCACTGAACGCCATAACGCTCAAGATGGGATTTGCGACTCCTACCGCCATGCGCGTCGTGTGGGCGCTTCCCTTGCTCGGCGTTCTCGGAACTATTCTATCCGGATACTACCCTACAGGTTGGGTCATTTCTATATTCGTTATAGGGTTTGGTCTGATGGGGGTATCGTTGGTAGTTGCAGGATTGTTTGGTCTCTATTCGCAAAATCGACTCCCGGCGTAAGTTCCAGAATTTCGCGCATCGCCTGTGTTGGATCTTCGAAATTGCGGAAGAGGATCTGGTTGACCTCGGCAGGACTCCACTTGCCGTCGATTTCCGGATGATCCCATACAAGCGTTTCAAGGTCGTAGAACCCCGTAATCATGTCGCGGACAATCTTGGACGAACACTTTTTGAACTCGATAATCATATCAATCCTGCCCGGGCGAATCAGCGCCTTGTCGAAGCGCTCGGGGTAATTCGAGGTAAAGACCACAATGCGCCCCGACGATTCGAGGGTGCCGTCCAGCAGATTCAGCAAGAATGCGAGATCGATGGGGTCCTTGATAATATCGTCGTCCAACTCAGGTGCGAATGGATCTTTCGGAAGAGACTGTTTCTCGGGTCGCTTCCAGTCGCGATTTAGAAGAACGTCGCCCATGGCGTCCGCGTCCTCGATAATGTACACGCGCTCCGAAATCGGAATCGTGTACTTTTCCAGCGTGTTGCCGTTGAACACATGAATATCGTCGCTGAAAAACAGATGGCGGAGTTGCGTTTTGGTCTTGATTTCCGAGAGTTGAATATTGACGGGATGACGCCGCGCGACGTTGGCGATCGCCTTGATTTCGGACGTCTTGCCTGTCCCCGGTGCACCGTGAAATAGGAATCCGAGTGTGTAGGGAATGCCCTTGCGCTCGTACCAGGACCGGTTTCCCAAAAAGAACTCTACGCGCTTTTTGACGACAGGTTGCTCTTCAAAGTACACGTTTTCAAACGTCCGCGTCGTGGAAAACTTGTGCTTCGTGTATACCAAAAACCCAGACGGAAGCGGGTTCTGATTCGCGCGCTGCTGCTTCTTCTTTCCCTCTACAACCTGGTCGAAGTAGTACAAATCATTTCCGAGTTTATTAAGCATCTTCCGCTCGTAATCTTGGTTGCACGTGTCGACAAAGGACTGCAGTGTGCGGATGTTGCTCTGTTTGCAGAAGAGTTGGAACTTTATGTTCTTGATGCTGCCCTCGTCGGCGTCGATTTTGAGGAGGCGGAAGTAAATGTCTTCGCCCACACGTACGGGGTCAAACTCAAACGGCAAATAATCATGGTTGGCAATTGAAAGCAGTCGCTTGGTTGCGGGCGAACAGGCGACGTAGTGAATAACGGCGTCCATGCGCGTCAAGAACGGCGGACTCTGCCCGCCCTTTTGCTGCGGCGCCACACCCCGTTCGCATTCAATGACTGCCGACATCTCAATGGGCGGCGCCGAAGGAGCAGGCGCAGGAACTGCAGTGTGTGATGGATTCTGATTCCAGAAGCGACCCAACATTATTCGTTCTTCCGAAACAACATGCGCCTATTTTACCTTACCTCATTCCCAAACACTTGTCGAGCGTCGACGTTCCCTCGTGCACCGGTTTTGACCGCTTCAATCGGAGTTGCTGCGACGCTTTTTGCACCGTTTCTGCTGTCAGCGAGACGTAGGACTTTACGTCGCGCGCAGACGCCTGCGTATTCACAGAGGGCATGTAGAGGCGAATCGGCGCCACTGCGACCTGGAGGGGGCGCGTTGCGTGCAGCAGGAGTTGGCGGTACTGCTGAATATCCAGGTTCCCACCAAACATGCGAAGAACCCGTCGGTCGGGGGCGGGATGAATATCTGCCGACGGGTATAGTTTTCCGTAGACAGAGACCAGCAATGAATGTCGGAACCACTTTTCAGATTCCAATAGTTTCGAATCGTTGTAAATATAAGAAAGTCCGCATTCAGGACTGCAAAAGTGTCCCTCGCCGTGGTAGGTGTTGGTATACGATTCGTATCGGGTCGGGATGACGAATGCAGAGTTGGAGAACGAATGGCAGCACCAGAAACACGCCGTCTCGCGAGGGTATTCCGTCATGAGATGCAGTTTCGAAATTAGGTCGTGAACTACACTTTCGTCAAACCGAACGGCAGCAGAGTCATGGGTCTCACGCAGGACGTCCGAATATGTCGTCTGCTCCTTGGGTTCGGGTTCAGGAACTGTGGTCATAGTATCCATCGCCGCCTGCACGATAAAGTCCTTTCGAACCTTCAGAAAGAAAATGACGGGGGGTAGAGACAGGTCCGCCTTGGGGGCAGAGGTGCTGTCATCCGCAGTCTTGACCTTTTTTGCGCGAGGGGGCATTTACATGAATACGTTTTTTCTCTGTAAAACGAACCAGACTTTCGTAGGAGGTGTTTGAGGCATACAAGAGAATGTCAGGAGCGTACAAGAAGCACACGCACCGCGAGCACATTCTGAGTCTGCCCGATACCTATGTCGGTTCGATCGAGACGGCGCCGTCCGATCCGATGTATGTTGCCGACGCTGAGGGCACGTTCACGCTCAATATCATTCCCGATTTCAACCCAGGTCTCTACAAACTCTTCGACGAGATTGTGGTCAATGCACACGATCAGGTGGTGCGGATGCGCCAGCGGGGCAGCGACGCGCCTGTCAAGAACATCCACATAACGGTCGACGATACTACGATTACTGTGAAGAACGACGGCGAGGGTATTGATATTCTGGAGCACGCCGAGTACAAGGTGTGGATTCCGCAATTGATCTTTGGCGAGTTGCTCACCTCGTCGAACTACGACAAGGAAGAGAAGAAACTCGTGGGCGGCAAGAACGGGTACGGCGTCAAACTCGCCAACATCTTCGGCAAGTCGTTATCCGTAGAAACCGTGGATGCGAAAACTGCGAAAAAGTACACACAGACGTGGGAGACCAACATGACTGTCGTGCACCCGCCCAAAATTGTGGCGTCGAAAGTGAAACCGTACGTGTCCGTCGCATGGACGCCCGATCTGGCGCGCTTCGGTCTCAAGTCGATCAGCGAGGGCATGCAGAGTCTTTTCCGACGCCGGGCGACCGATCTCGCAATGACGGTCGGCAAGGAGGTAAAGGTGCACTGGAACGGCGCGCTCATCAAGTGCAAGGATCTCGCCGTCTACGCAACCGAGTTCGTCAGTACACCTGTCGTATCCTACTCGAACGACCGATGGAGCGTTGTCGTCGCAGACACACCCATCGATGGACATCTTCAGGTCTCGTTCGTGAACGGCATCTGGACCTCGAAAGGCGGAACGCACGTAGACTATATTACGAACCAGGTGGTGTCGCACGTTGTCGACTATTTGGAGACCAAGAAGAAGATCAAGGTGAAACCCTCGATGGTGCGTGAGAACCTCGCGGTGTTTGTGACGGCGCAGATCGAGAACCCGTCCTTCAACTCGCAGACCAAGGAGACTCTAACCTCCAAAGCGTCCACGTTCGGTTCGACGTGCAAGTTGCCGGAGGATGCACTCAAAAAGATCCAGAGCAAGTTGGAACTCGTGGATACGCTCATCGTGTCGCAGAAAGAAAAGGACGATAAGGATAACAAAAAGTCCGATGGAAAGAAGAACAGCAAAATCTATGGCATCCCAAAACTTGAGGACGCTGCTTGGGCCGGCACCGCCACCAACTCCGCCCGCTGCACCCTCATCCTTACCGAAGGCGACTCCGCCAAAGCAATGGCTCTCAGCGGTCTTACGAAGACTCAGCGCCAGACTTTCGGCGTGTTCCCACTGCGGGGGAAAATCATGAACGTCAAGGATTCCAGCGCTTCGAAAGTCGAACTCGCCAAGGAAATCGCCGAACTCAAAAAGATCCTCGGTCTCGAGTCGGGCAAAGTCTACAAGGACCTCTCCAGTCTGCGCTACGGTCGCGTGCTCATCATGACGGACCAGGATTATGACGGGTCGCACATCCGCGGTCTGCTCGTAAACTTATTTCACGAACTGTGGCACGACCTCATGAAGATTCCCGGGTTCCTCGCCTACATGGCAACCCCCATTGTCAAGGCGACCAAAGCGAAGGTCACGCAGACCTTCTACACACAGTACGAGTACGACCAGTGGAAAGTATCTGCTGGCGCAGGGTGGACGATTCAGTACTATAAGGGTCTGGGCACATCCACGCGCGACGAGGCGCAGGAGTACTTCAAGGACCTGAACATAACCGAGTTCTCGTACACGCCCGACAGCGATCTCGCCGTGGATCTGGCGTTCAACAAGGCGCGCGCGGACGACCGCAAGACATGGTTGCAGGGTCATTCTGCTGCCGATATCGTCATACCGCACGCCGACCGCCGCCTGCCCTACGAAGAGTTTGTGCACCGCGACTTGATTCACTTCTCGTACTACAACCTCGAGCGCTCTATTCCCAACATCATGGACGGTCTGAAGACCTCGCAGCGCAAGATTCTGTTCGGATGCCTCAAGCGCAAACTTACAGAGAAAGTCAAGGTCGCCCAACTCGCCGGGTACATTTCCGAACATTCAGGATACCACCACGGCGAAATGTCCCTCAATGAAACCATCATCGGAATGGCGCAGGATTTCGTGGGCAGCAACAACGTGTCGTGGTTGGTTCCCAAGGGTCAGTTCGGTACGCGCCTCGAGGGTGGCAAGGATTCTGCCGCCTCCCGCTACATCT